ACAACAGATCCACGATACATATCGTATATTGCATCTGCCGTTTTAGCTTGGTCATGCCCAGTAGTATTTTCTGTAGCAAAGCCTGAAATTTCGTCTAGGATAACTGCGATTACGTTATAACCTTCGAATGCCTCACGCTCAGAGTGACCTGAATATACGTTGACATTCTTATTGAATCTAATTTCAGAAGCTTTTGGATCATACTTTCCGATAAACCATGGAGACCTATCTATACGTGTCTTAAATCCCTTAAAAAAAACATTGTTAGCCTGCTGTGCGTTAACAGCAATATTAATAATATCAATTGTATCCCCAGGAGGCTTGCCATAATATGTAGCAGGGTCTTTAAGGCACAATAGTAAATATACTATATATGATACTGAGATGGTCGAACAATAGTCTTTACCGCTACCCTTTCCTAATTGTGCGATAACTTCATTACAGGTTTGTTTAAATCTACGCTGACCTTCTTCTTCACCAAATAATTTAATTAGAGTAGACTCTTTATAAATCTGAGAAGACTTTTCAATTAGCGTATATTGATTATCTGAAAGTGGTGGTAATCCAAGATAGTCGGGATTTGTTACAAATGTCTGTAGATCGACTGGCCTTTCATCAAATTCTTCGCCATCGAGTATATCAATCAGATCATTAAAATTAAGATCCACTTACCTGCTCTGCATCTATTACGACTGGTTCAACTATTCCAGTAATTTGAGATAGTCGCTTTGCAACTTCCATTTTACATTTAGGACAGGTTGCAGTTACTTCTTTTAAAATCTTAACAAGGATATCTTGCTTTCGCTCTGTTTCCGCCAATTGTGTAGCAAGTTCTGCGTTATCCAATAAGCCAACTTCTTGTAGCATGCCTATACGCTTACCTTCAATATCTGCAATTAGCTTTAAAGCTGTAGCCTTTACATTTAATTGTCCTGCGCCGTCTGCGTCCTCTACTGTCTTCCAGGCCTCCTTGATGAGCATAGCGTAGTGTTGGTCTGCTCCTGATATGGCCTCCTTAGCCCTCTCACGGGCCCCAGAATCGCTTCTGACGACCTGTTTCCACTCTTCTATATACTCTAAGACCTCTGCCCGTTTAAAGCCCGTTAGGGTGGCAATCTGGGTGGGGTTATTACCTTTAAGTAGTTCTGAAACTACTTTATTCATGCGATCATAATGATCAGCTAATTCAATATCCATATATAGATATTATACCATCCTAGTTGACTAAAATCACTCAGATAATGTCTTGGCTATTTTTAATAATACCAAATAGCCAATTAAATCATCTATATCATTATCTCCTGGGTAATCTGTGCCCTTCATAAGCCTATTTAATTTATCATCAATACGGACATGAAGCTGCTCTCGTGGACCCGCTTTTGAAAATATTCGTACAGGGTCAAGGGCCGAATTGCCATATGCAATATTCTTTTTAACAAGCATATGGGCAATCTCATGACAGGTATCCCAAATTTCTCTACCTGCTTCTGTTCCTACTGTTAGTAGGTATAAATCTTCACATTTAAATTGTTTTGAATCTGGGAATACTGGCTCTAGGCTCATTTAATAATACCGTGCTCTTTCAATGATCTATGAATGGTCATAACAGTTACGCCACATTCTTTTGCAATTTCTTCCATTGTCTTTCTTTGAACTACATATCTTCTATATAGCCAATCTTTACTTTTATATAATTTCATTTCCTACCCCATTGAATTTTATTCCATCCACGCTCATGGAAATAGTATAATATTGTTTTAGTAACTACCTCAAAGCTGGCTATGCTAGCAGCAACAAAAGGCTTTTTTGTTATAAACAATGATATTAAAAAGGTATCTAATGTTCCAACTACTCTCCACGTAATTGCCTTTAAAGCAGATCTGGACCTGGTAACATTCATGAAGGCCACTCCATCTTATCATTTGTTAACAATTTATATGCCCATTTCTTTACGCTTTTGAGTAGCCGATATAGCTTCTGTTTCAGCATCAAGTGTCACCTGCTCAATCTTATATCCAACATCTCTACCATAAACAATATTTGTTATGTTAGGCATTCTTAAAACCATTGCGCCATTCATAAATATATCTTTGGCAATATACTCTTTAACTTCATCAAATTTTAATGGGTCTTTAGGACTAGTGTTATATGTGTTTCTAACTCCAAGCATGACCTGTTCGGTTCTCTTGCCCGCCTCCACATATAATGCATGATGCCCTTCATGCCATGGTTGATACCTACCTAGCATTAATGTAGTTGGTCTAGACCAATCGTGCATATTAAATGTCTTAATGACAGCAGATGCTTTTTCATCTGGATTCATCTGATGATCAATAAACGATAAGTAGGTTCCTCTTGGAGATTCCCACATCTTATTAGTATCTTCAAATCTACCTTCAGAAATAGTATCCATCCAAATAAGAATATCTGGCTTACCAAAAGCTGCACGAGTTAGTTCAGTAGGGCATACAAAATCTACAACTACTGGAGCTATGCCTTGCTTAGCAATTAGCCTTGCCATTTCTCCCATGCGGCGAGCCTGCTCAATTCTATCTTCATGGGTAAAACCTAAATCCGAATTAACTGTTGCACGAACTTCATCCGCATTTAAATGTATTGCATTAATACGTTCCTTTAGGGCTTTTGCTAATTCTGTCTTCCCAGATCCAGGAAGCCCAATAATTTGTATAATCATCTTTTTGTCAAAACCTCATTCGCATAATAAGCTATTCCCATTGAATCAGCAACATCAAAATCTTTAATATCTATTTTATATTTATTATTAAAATAATCTGCAGTTCTTTGCTTTCTAATTTGTCTCATCTTGTTCTTATACCAAGACTCCGCATATCCTGGGTATGCGGCTTTTAAAGCAGCTTTTTCATCTTTTGTCGGATTTTTATTGCCAATAAATGCCTGCCAAGCAGTAGGAGAAATAGCGATAACACTGGCACCAGTAGACATAAGTTCTGCAATAATGACTCCGTAAACATAAGACAATTTTATCACGGCATCAGGAGATCTGACAAGTACTGCTCCTTCAATTGCAATGTAATCACAAGATAGTTCTTTTAGCATAGCCCTTGTTTTTATTTTTGCATCATATATTTTTTCATAAATATCTGAGCCAGTAAATTCAATTTTTCCCCATTTGACTGGAATATTGTTTTCAATTAAACAAAATGCAAATGAGTTGGTGGATGCATCTATGCCGAGAACCCTAGATGCTTTAGTTTTTTTAAGAGACGCTAATGTCATTTATCGCCCTTAAAAGATTTTCCTTGTGTTGAGAGTTATTTGATTTTACGCATTTAGAACAAACATTTTCTGAATTATATCTACTTAACTTAGATTTACATTTTTTACATAGCCTCACTGCTCCATTTCTTATTGCCTTTTTTTCATAATATTTTTCCATTATTTTTTTATTAGTGGCAACTCTGCAACAATCATCTGAGCAATATTTTTGATTATGAGTTTTTGACTCAAAGTCTTTTGAACAATCTGAGTTTGCACAAATCATGGCATATCCATTTCATATGGCTCTATCTGCACAATACCAGTTTCTGCATCCCAGCAATCTTTTTTAAGTGGACAGCTTTTGCATGGCGAACTGGATTTTTTATAAGGCCTCATGGGTAAATCACCAGAAGTAAAGTTATCGTGAACTTCCTGTAACCAAATGAATAATCTATCTATAGTTGCTTTATTTTTTTCATTCATAATTACTGGAATAATTAATATCTCTTGGGTATTTTTATTTTCATACATAAGAAATCCTTCTTTAGCATTTCTTAATTTCATGTATGTTAAAAGCTGCAGTAGATGATTATGTGATGGACTCATGTCAGCCTGCCTGGTATCCCAAACTTCTTGCTTTGCTGTTTTTATTTCTCCAATAACTTCTTCATTATTCCAATCAATTATTAAATCAATGAATCCTCTAATTGGGGGATACTCATTTTTTATCTCAAACTCTTCATACTTTAATGTGCCAGTTTTAGAAATTATTTTTTGCAATCTTTCATGCGCTTGAGTACCTTGAGACATATTAGCAATAGATATTGAATCGTTATTATCAATAAACATAGCGCCAGAAAAAGCCATGTACCAATATCTTGGACAATTTCCATGACCATAACCAAAGCTGCTTGGGCTAAATGAATTTTTGGTCATTGTTTGGTTTTGCTTTCTTCCAGATAGGTAGGCGTCGTCAAGCATCTTAGCAAAAATCGATGGATCAAAATTTCCCAAAGATTTCTTAAACTTTAAATTATTTACTATATCTCTACCCATTATATCTAACGACATACTTGAGAGCATCTACAAGCTTGTCTATTGACTCCTTTGCTGAATAATATATATTTTTTTTATTGTTGTTTACAGTACCAGCTTTATCTTTAGCAATAGTTGAATATACTGAAGCCATCATAGAAAATTTCGTAGACATAGCCTGCAATTCAATAATTAAATGAGGAGCTTTAGCGGCTGGTACATCTGGATTCATTAATAACTTTACAACTATGGCCATGGCCCTATCTAACTGATCATCCTTCATGTATTCATGAATATCATTAAACTCTGTTATTTGATTAATTAGCTCTAAAGTATTTAGATCACTCATTTAAATAATCCTACTCACTAATGCAAATCCTGCCCAAAGTCCAAATATACCCATTAATCCAGAGAATACAGGCGGAGCTGGAATAGGAAGCTTAAATGCGCTAAAGATTCCTCCGACAAAAAATCCAACAGCTGTTGTAAGTAATATTTCTCTAATCATATATTTCTCCCGTCAATATAAACAGATTTATTTCTGTCAATAAATAATGGAGGGGATAATCTATTTGGATCTGGTTCACCCTCTCCAATAAAAATAACTTGTCTTGATGTTTCTCCATGGTCTACAAAATCTATGACTCTATCATTTTCCATCTTAAGCCAATTTTCAACACCATATAAAGAAGAACCCCTGACCCAGCCGTCTGACCCAGCATATTGCTTAACACCAAATATTCTTAAAAATAATTTATTTGTTCCAGAATGTGCGGCCCTAGCGCTATGCCAATAAGGTCTTCCTGAAGGGAATGCTGTAATGTCTCCCTTTTTTGGCTTATACGTCACCATCTTCTTTTCTTTTTCTATAAAGAAGTCTACTTCTCCGCCTTCATAATCATCATTTAAATAAAATGTATAAGTTGATATTTGTTTTGGTCCAGGCCATTCCCATCTTTGCTCATGCCAGTCTGTATGTATATCTATAGTGAATTCACTATCTTCATTAATTCTATGCTGGAGAACTTCAATATCAGCAAAAACCATTCCGCTAGTATCTTCTGTAATACTAAAATTTCGACCTGCATATACTGGCCAACTATCTGGATCATATGAACTAAAGTAGTCATCATGAACCAAGTTAATTTTATCTAAAATTAATTGCCTAACTTTTGCTTGAACTATACCGTCATAAGAAAGTTCTTTATTTAAATTATTACTAAAAAATGTTTTTTTGCCATACGTGTACCAAGTTGACCATGTCTTTATTATTGTTCCATCTTCTCTTTCCACTGGATCTGGTCCATGATAGTCAAAATAAGATGACTCTTCAGGCTTGGCTATACGTAAACTACTGGTATCCTGCTCTGTTTTCTTTATAGTTGAATATATTAAATCTATATCTTCTTCTGTAAATATATCTCTATACACAACAACCTTATTATCTATCTCTATTTTTTTCATTATTTTCCTCCCAGCATTTAACTAAATCTTCTAATACAGACCATTCAACAACTGCAAGTCTTGTCTTTTTCTCTTTACCTATAATTAATTTCAATGCAGGATGCATATCTCTACTAACCTTAAATGTATCAGTACATATTTTGGCCCATGAGCTTTGATTTATTGTATAAGATGTACCGTACTCCTTATAGTCAATAACAAAATTATGCCACTGAGCGTCACCCTTTTGATACTTTCCCCTACCAGAATTTTTCTGTGCTTTAGCGCCATCTCTTTTTACTTCGCCGCGTTCGGACATTAGCCCACCTTATGCTGGGTTATATGGCCATCTGGACATGTCCATGTTAATTGAAATGAAGAAGGGTCCCAAAAGCCTTCCTCAGCATCCTTATCACACTTAGAACAAGGTTTTAGGCCGCTTATCTTCTGCAACTCTGAATTATTTAACTTTTCCTTTTTAGAAAAAAATTCATTAATATTTGGCATATATATCTGACTGCAACCTTTCAACTATATCTTTATTATCTTTTAAATACTGAATAGCTTTACTTCTACCCTGAAATCTTTCTTCGCCAATAGTATACCATGCTCCACCCTTTTCAACGATACCGCACATTTCTGCAACATCCAATGTTTCGCCAACTTGATCAACACCCAAATACTCTCCTTGAAAATAAAAATCGTACTGTCCAGATAGGTTGGGTGGTCCAAGTTTATTATAATCTATAATCCAATTAACTGGCCTGCCAACTCTTTGCTCAATAATCTTATCACCAACTGGAACTCCAGACTTAATAGCATTTGCTTCTGCTTCTGAACTCCATAATTTAATTACTGTAGATGAAAAGAACTTTACTGCCATTCCTCCAGTAGGAATATGGCTAGCATGCATTGAACCGAATTGATTACGTTGCTGTGATATTAAAACAAGCAATGTGTTTTTATTTGCATAGTTTAACATTTTAACAGCGTGAGTCATATCTTTTGCTTCGGCACCAATTTGTTTAGTGTCTTCTAGCTTTTTAAGATCAGAACTATCTTTTTCAAAATATATTGCTGGCAGTAATGCAGATATAGAATCTACCACAATTATATCAACACCAGCGTCCATTAATTGTGTTGCAACATCAACCATATCATTAACAGTTTTAGCCTTTGAATAAATTAATTTAGAAGAATCTACACCTAGACTTTCTGCCCAGTCTTGAGAGTATGAGTGTTCTGCATCTATCCAGGCGCAAATCTTATTATCTTTTTGAGCTTCGGCTATCATTTGTAAACAAAATGAAGACTTTCCAGCTGACTTATTCCCCCACACCAAAACCTGTCTTCCATAACCAAGTCCTCCTCTAAGAGCTAAATTAAGCCCTATGCTTGGAGTCTTTTGTTTTTCTATTTTTACATCAATAGCTGACTGTACTCTGTCTCTAGTCTTCGTATCAAGTTTTGATAATATATTTTCAATGTCCATTTAATTAATTTCTATAATAAGGGTCACTATATTCTATAGGACCTACGTGGGTTTCTGCTCTAGTGCATGAGAAGCCTATAATATTTTTAGGATATGGTTTTTCATCCATATAAGCCAAATGGAAACCAAATTTATCGGAATCTTTATCATAAGTTACTGCAGCCATGCTGCCATTCTTGGTTATAAAATCATTTGGAAATATTTGATCTTCTGTCAATAACTCATTAAATATTGATCTAGGGACCTCTAATTTACCATAATGCTTTAATATTCCAACAAGGATACTGGTTCCTCTTAATGATTCAAATGTTTTAATTACTACATCATTTGGATCATTCCAATTTACTTCTTTTGGCTCACAAGATTTGCACATTTTATCTCCTATACAGACATTCTATCATTAAAATAAATTTCCGTGAAGTCTTGGACGACTTTTATTTTTATTAATTTTATTTTCTAACGCTTCTTCCAGGCTGTCTGTAATAATTTCTGAATTACGCATAGCGGCATAAAGATCTAGCAGACGAATAATAATATCTGACATCTCTTCTACAATTTCTTTAGAACCCTTATCTTTACGGATAGCCTCCAAAACTTCAGTAACCTCAGAATGTACGAGAGCAAGCTTATTGCCAATCTTATCATGCGTAATCTCTCCATCCCAGAATCCCTTTTCAATAGCTGTCTCATGCAAGGTAGCAGACAACGCATCAAGTCCGTAATCCATTAAAACGTTATCCATTCGTATCCCTTAGACTAAATTCAAAAGATAGAGTTTCATCATTATATACTACTGAAAGCTCTGCATCTGATTGATTGGCAGACATAAATTCTTCTGTACTAATTGCTACTGTACCTAACTTTTTTAAAATAGCAACTATTATTCTGCCAGCATTCATTGCTTGGAAAACCTCTTCTGGTGTATTCTCTGTCATTTTATTTCCTTGATCATTAAAGTGCCATCTTCTAATTTAGAAAGCACTGGCTTACATTTCATTCCTTCTCTCATTTTTGCAAGAGTGATTTTATACATAGATGGGAAAGCAATTGCTCTTGTTAATTTCTTATCCTTATCACACACAACTATATGAGACATAGTTTTGCCCTGCTTAGTTTTATATGGATTAAAATTAACTACCATCACTTCTTCTTCTTCTAAATCATATTCTTTGGCATACAGATACTGAACAAACAAATCTTCAGATTCTGGCTTAATATCAGAGACCTTAACATATCTAGCTATTCTATTATCTCCAACTAAAATAAAATACATTTGATTTGTTTCTATTTGAGTTTGCTCATTATGGAAAAGCCCTATTGATCCAGTCTCATCTACAAGTTCTACTCTTGCCCATCCATTACCCCTTTTAATGTTTTTAACCATTCCAAACATAACAAATGATCCAAGCTCTTCAAACTCTTCTATTGGCCTAGCTTGTGCTTTAATCCTGGGTGGTATAGAGTCTAGGTTAAACGAAGGGATTCCTAAATATTCGTAGTAGTTTTCTTTTTCAGATCCAGTACGTGGATTATCATCAAAAGCAGCGCCACCAATGGCATTGAGAGCAGCAATAGCCCTGCTGTTAATGCCGCTACCCTTTTTAGACGACTTTTCAATAAAGTCTGCATAATTTTTGAATGGTCTCTTTTCTATAATTTTATTTGCTATTCCGTCAGAAATAAATTTTATTTCAGCAAGCCCAAATATAATTCCATCATTTTTTAATGAAAAATAAATATCTGACTCATTAACATGTGGAAGTCTAATCTTTATACCTAATCTTTTGGCTTCAATTAAATATTCAGTCTTAGCATTCTTATCATTTTCATTTTTAAGAATTGCAAACATGAATTCAAGAGGGTAATAGCATTTAAGCCAAGCAGTATAATAAGAAAGCATAGAGTAAGCAACGGCATGAGAGCGATTGAAAGAATAGTTAGCATGTGCTTCAAAAGTTTTCCAGAGTGCCTCGGCCTCTTTCTTAGAAATGTGTTTTGAAGCCCCATCAATAAATTTATCCTTGAATTGATCAAATTCTTTAGCATCCTTCTTTTTTCCAATAATTTTTCTTACCTTATCGGCTTCAGACCATGACATACCGCCTAGGTAAACGCAGGCTTGCATAACCTGCTCTTGGTATATAATAACACCATATGTATTTTGTGTAAAAGGCTGCATTATTGGATGGATATACTGAACAGCTTTATCGCCATGTTTTCTTTCAATATACTCCGAGCCAACAGTATCCATAGCACCTGGTCTAACTAAAGCATTTGATGCAGCTAAATCCTCAAAGGTACTGACGCCCATTTTAATTAGTAGATTTGTGTATGGGGTTGCTTCAGCTTGAAAAACTCCCTTTGTATATCCTTCGCTCAACAGCTTATAAACTTCTTTATCCGCTAAATCTAATTTAGATAAATCTATATCTTTAGAATGTCTGTTTTTTATAGATGTAAGAGTATCTGAAATAACTGATAAGGTTTTTAAACCAAGTGCATCTAGTTTAATTAAGCCAATATCAGCAACGGTATCCATATCATATGCCACAACAGGAATTCTTCCAGATACCTTATCTTGAGCATCTTCTCTTGACTCTATGGGAGCATAATTTCTAATATCATCTTTTGCAACAACAACTCCAGCAGCATGGACACCAACACTTCTTATTTTACCCCGTAGCCTTTCAGATAGCCAAGTGACTTCTGGATATTTTGTTCTAAATTCTTTAGTGTTTGGAGACTCAAGATAATCTTCAAATGTGTCTACTGACTTTAAAGCCTTATTTACATCTCCAAGGGGAACCATAAATACTCTTGCTGCATCACGCACAACGCCCTTATCCTTAAAATAAGTAAATGTAGAAATAGAAGCAACATGTTTAAACTTTTTCTTTAAATACTCTTTAATTTCTTTTCTACGTCTGTCTTCAAAATCAGTATCAATATCTGGAAAGTCATTTCTTTCTGGATTAATAAATCTAAAAAATAGTAAATCATATTTAATTGGATCTACGTCTGTTATTCCTAAAGAATAGCATACCAAAGACCCAGCAGCTGATCCTCTCCCAGGACCTACCATTATGTTGTTATCTTTTGCCCAATTAACCATATCTGCAATAACCAAAAAGTATGATGCAAAATTTTTATCTTTTATTATTGCGAGCTCTTCTTCCACTCTTTCTATGTAAGTACTATTGTTAGAAAATCCTTTAAGAGATAATCCATTATAAACTAACTCTTTAAGTTTATTATCGGCATTAGTTTTTGGAACAGGAAGCAAATCAAGACCCTGGTAAAAATCATAAGACGATACTTTATCCGCTACCTCTAATGTATTATCAAATATATCAGTTCTACTAATTCCACTATCTTTAAAATCTTTTTCAATTTCATCACGACTCTGTATAAATAAATTCATATCCTGAAAAGAAATTCTTCTATCTGGATATAGATAATTAAATCTATCCAGCATATTAGTCATATTTCTAGACATATCAAAATCTGCCTCTTTATCCATTTTAGGGTTTGTAGAAAGAATTAGCATTGCTTCTTCTAATACTTTATCTTCACCTTTAGCAAAATGGGCATCCCCTGTTGCTACTGCCTTTATATCTAATTCATCAGCTAATGAAAGAAGCTTTTCGTTTATTTCTTTTGGGTTGTGAGATTGAACCTCAACATAAAAATCTTCGCCAAAAGTTTGCTTAAAATCTTTGAGTATAAGTTTGGCTTCAGAGAACTCCTGGCGTTCAATACATTTACTAATGAGACCATTAAGGCATCCACTAAGTACAATAATACCCTCTGCATATTCTTTTAAAATCTCTCTATCAATACGTGGCTTATGATAAAACCCCTCATTCCATGCAATCTCTTGTAACGCATTTATATTAGCTAAACCAGTTTTATTTTTAGCAAGAAGAATAATATGATTATACGCTTGAACTGATTTATCTGTTTTAGAAGATTTATCAAATCTATCTGTTGGCGAAATATAAGCTTCCACGCCAAGTATTGGCTTTATATTTTCTTCTAAGCATGCTATCTGAAAGTCTCTATGCGAAGACAGTGTTCCGTGATCAGTTATTGCTATAGAGTTCTGTCCAGCAGCCTTTGCTGCCTTTACTAACTCAAGAGGAGAGTTAAGGCCATCCATCAATGAATAATATGAATGAACATGCAAATGTGTGAATGACATTAACTCTCCGCCTTGTTTACCAGTCTACGCTGCTAGATGTAGCGCTTTCCTCTTCATTATTGCTTTCTCCATTAAAGAAAGCTTCCTGATCTGCATATGGTAGGTCTCGAACAGCAACCTCTTCTAGTTTATACAACTCTAGAGATGATACATCAAATTTCTCTTCATCTTTAGCAAGAGGAATAATTGTATAACTTGTATCTGTTTTAGTACCTGTGCGCTTAATTCTCCACATCAGATTTGTGATTGATCCCATTTCTCCAGCGTACTCAATTACTGTAGGAGTAATAGTTTTACCACTACTTCCTTGAGACAAAACTGCTACATATGGATCTTCTTTGCCGTCATCAACCAATACATTAATATAAAGTCTTGAACGACCTTTCCAGCCAGCCTTATAGTCTTTGCGATGCTGCTCGCATCCCCAGCATTTGCCCTGATCATCCATAGAGCAAAGACCTTTTCTTCTATAATCTTTTGGATTTGTATGTTCTACTGC